AGTTAAATCACAAGCCATATTATTTTTATTTTAAAAAAAAAGGTAGGCAGTTTAGCTACCTACCCTTTCTTATGTTATACAATCTTTAATTACGCTGTTGCGTATAATACAATGTCAGATCCGATTGCGTGCTGAATACCAGCAGTAAATCTCATAACGATTCTTACATTTTGAGAACCATCAAGATCAGCCATGTCTAATACTTTTACTTCGTTGTGGTCTGATAATAAACCTGTACCAAAGAATAAGTTTGATTTTTCTGCAGCAACTGCGTCATTGCTAGATAAACCTTGTGCTAATACAACTGGAATACCATCAAACTGAAGACCTGCTCCTTTTGAGTACCACTGTGTACCTTGATTGTTTGTACCTGCAGCTCCTACTCCTGCTGCTGCAAAACCACCTAGTGCTCTAATGTAGTTTCTATACATGTTAGAAGGTAAGTAGATAGTCATATCTTCTGAACCATATGCTGCAGAAGGGATAGCGTCAGCTATCTTACCTAATTCTGCTATAATGTTAGATGCTGTTGATGCTGTACCTGTTACATCATTAACGTCAGTATCTGCACCTAATGTAGTGATAAATCCATCAAACTCTCCGTCTGTTGCATTTGTTCCTGTCCAGATATTGTTTTCTATTTTTTGAGCAACTTTAGCTGATACATGTCCGATTAAGAAATCAGAGAATGAAGGAGGTAAAGTTTCGTTAATTGCTGAATATCCCATTTGAACTGCTTCCCAATCTTGTACGTAGTCTTTTTTACAAAGCTCTAGGTTCACTTGGAATTCTTCTGGTTGTAATATTCTTTCTGTTAATGTTAAAACATCTGCTTGACCTGAAAAGTCACATGCACCATTTTTAACAAGACCAGTAGAAGCAACTTTTTTCATTACTTCTTTGTATTTTACATTTGGCTTAACTGTTATTAAGTTATTAGCTAATGTGTTTCCACTTAAAAGAGCTGCAGAAACATATTTTCCTGCAAATTCTCCTGCATAAGTAGAAGTTATTGGTGTTACTGTACTATTTGCCATTTTTATTTATTTTAATTAAAATTTGATATTGTTTGCATTACCCTGTCTAAAGTATTCATAGGTCTAGAATTTGAAGGAATGTTTAATTGTGTTTTCTCTTCGCTTTCTGGATTGTGTTTTACTTTTTCTACTTCAGATAAGATTTCTTTTACAGGCTCTTCAGATAATTCTTCTTTAACCTCTTCAGAAGCCATTTCTTCGTCTTTTTTACCATAACCTAATTCTTCAATCATAGTTACAATATCTTCGACTGCTTTTTTAACTTCTGCTAATTCTTCTTTTGTAGCGTAATCTGCTGCAGCTTCAACTTCTTCCACTTCAGCTTCGCCTATAGAAGCAATTATACCTTCTTCTTCGATAGTTAATTTTAAACCATCTTCAAGAGTGTATTCTCCAACTGGTAGTGCAACTTTTTCGTCTTCTGTAACAATAAAGATTTCGTTACCAGTTTCAAAAGCTTCTGCTTCTACTGTTGTACCATTTTCAAGCTGCATAGTTGCAAGCTCTACTTTTGTTTCCTCTACTTGATCTGTAGCTAAAGTTTCTTCTTTAGTTTCTTCAAGATTTACATCTTGCTCCTCTAAACTTACTTCTGTAGCGTTCATACCTAGTAGGTCTTTTACTTGTTTTAACATTTCTGTCGCTTTCATAATATTACAATTAAATTAATTTGTGTTTGTTATATTTTTAAAAATACCTTTGAGTTCTTTGAATAAAATATTCTATGTCCCAAATATTTGCCGAACCACCGTGTGATTGTATTTTTAATGTTGCTCCGTTATCAATAAAACTTTGGTCAATATAATATTGAATTAACTTGTGTTCTTGTTGTGTTTCATTGTTACCTTTGTAAAAAGGAATTACCATATCTAAATTTTGGACATTTCCACCGCCATTTTGAATACTTAAGTCTAAATGAGTGTTTTGTGTATTAGATGAAGATGCTTTAAATTCTACAGTAATAATAAATACATCATTTAAATTATCTCCAAGAAGTTTAGTAGTTGAATTGTCGTAAAAAGAAACAAAATCAGCACTCTTTGTAGTTATTGCTGCATTATTAGGTAAAGTTACTTGGGTTTCGCTTGATAAAGCTAATTTGTTATTTGAATCATAAACATCATCTTGATACCTTGCCCATCCAGTTTGACTATAATGAGAAATTGTTTCAGTTTTTACCTTTTTAGTTTCATTACTGTTAATTATTGGTAAAACATCTGTTGATGTTATTGTTGTTGCTTCAGTTAATGCTGATATTTTTTTATTTGCCATTATAATTCTATTTTACTGTTATTTTCTTGTAATATATAGTCTCCGTTTTCTTGCAACAAGAATCCTATTGGTCCTGTAAGGTTTCCAATTCCTTGTCTCATGTAATCTTGGTCATCACAACACTCTATTGAATATGTATCTTTATCTCTACATAAACATGCTCTTTTATTTGAACTAGGTACGTTATATCTTCTTCTCATTATTTTAGTTGATCTAAACTTTTTAATTTACTCTCTGCCCACGACTTTGCAGACTTACCTCCCCATAATAAATAAGAAATATATCCACATGCTTCTGTGTCTCCTGTTTTATAGTACTCTTCTGCTCTAGATAAGTAACTATACATTCTTTTTATTGTTTGTACTGATAGTTTTTCTTTTCTTGCTAGTTGTTGAGCTCTTACTTTACCAACTTGTGTTGCACATCTATTGTTTACTTTTTTATTTAACTCAATACCTCTTTTTGCATTATTAGCTACAGAATCTGGATAATCATTATAAGTTTCTAGCTCAATATTTTTTTCTTGTTTTATTATTGCTCTAACTTCACTTAATAATTCTTTTGCTTCATCTTCCTCTATTTTTTTAAGCTCTTCATCTTTACAAATACACTTACCTAACTTTGCATCACATTCACATTCTGAAAGTTTATTAGGTTCGTTAGGTCTTTCTAATTTATCAGCAAAATAGCCCTCTATTGAGAAGCCTTTTACTTTTCCTGTCTTAATATAGTTTTCCCATACGTCATCATTGTCTACTTTCATAGAAACCATCCAAGTTCCTACAGGTACATCCATGTCATATAATCTAGTCTTGTCTTCTTCTCCTTCTACTATCCAGCTCTCTACAACTGTTAATCCGTTTAATGGTGATTCGTGTTCTAATGTTGATCTATGTTGCTTTGCTCTTTGTAAGAATAATTCACTTGCTTTTCTTACAGTGTTTCTTGAGAAGTATATGTAATATTCTTTTTCACCACTCTTTCTATAGATTGGTTTGTTAGGTATTAATGCTGGTCCTAGTAAAAGTCTTTTTTCTTTATCTAGTTCAGCTAATTTAAACTCTTGGTTCTTTAAAAAAACAAAGTCTTCTTGAATTGCTGGGTTTTCTACTATACTTATTGCGTCAATTCCTGAAACATTGTCCTCTTCGTCTATAAATAATTCTATGATGTCCATATTATTACAATATTATTTTTATTATTTTGTTTTAGTTTCTAAAAACCGCCTTGAACATTTGCTCTAGCTTGTTTTGCTCTTCCTAATGTTGCTTGATTAGTAGTTTTTCTATCTAGTGCTTGTTGAGTACTTACATCTGTGCTAACTACATATGCTCTTACTGGTTTTTGTTGTGCTGTTGCTATTGTTTGAGCTAGTTGACTTGTTTCTGTTGCTCCTACAACATTAAATGCTGGAGGTGCTGATGCAGCTGGTGTTGGTATACTAGCTCCTGTTGATCCTTTAGCAAAACTTGGTGCTGATGGTTCTTTAGTTGCTGTTATGTTTCTTATGTTTGCAAAACCTGCTGCAATAACTGATGCTGCACCAATAAACCCAAATACTCCACCTTGTGCTAATGCTTTATTTGCACCAGCATAAGTATCTATTATAGCTTGTGTTATAGCTATAGCTTTTCCAAACTTACTGTTTTCTCCAACTAAACTAGCTAAACTACCTAATGCTCCAGTAATTGCGGCTACTTTAGCATCTGCTATTTCTTTATCTCTTTTTTCTTCTTGAATTTTTGATTCATTAGCAAATTTATTGTATTCATTTTCTGCATCAATTCTTTGTTGTGTATTTTCTTTAAAGCTTTTACGTTTTAAATCTAAAGTCTTTAAGGTTTCTTCTCTTTCTGCTTCTTCTATTTCTTTTAACTTTTGAAGCCTATTAACTTCGTTGTCTATTAACTCTGCTCTTCCTGTTTCTAAAATACTTTGTGCTTCTTGTTCTCCTTGTATTTTACTTGTAGTTAATTCTATTAATTCTGTTTCTAATGCTGCTTGGTTTGTTAATTGCTCACTTGTTAATCCTGTTACTCTTGCTTTTACTGCTGCTAATTCGTTTTCAGCATCTATTAAGGCAACTTTTAAGTCTACATTATCTTCATCTAACGCTAATTCTGCTTCAGCTGCTGCAACTGCTATTTTAGCATTTTCTTCCATTAAAGTTTGTTGCTCTTTTAATAGTTCACCTAGTTTTTCGTTAGCTACAATTCTTTCTTCTACAGTTAATCTTGTATCATCTCTTAATTGTCTTTGTATTTCAGCTTGTCTATCATAATCCTCTATAATACCTTGATTCCTTGCTCTTGCTATTTTATTTAAGTTGTTTAGTTTAGTTATTTCTTTTGCTTGATCTATTGTTGCTTTAGTATAGTTTACCACTGCATCTCTTACTTTAGTAGCTGATTCAGCTAATTTTTTTTGAGTATCATCAACGCCAGTTATTACGTCAAAATATTCTTCTTGAGCATTTTTAGCAGACTCCATAGCACCTTTAAAATCACCTTGAAACACTTTAACTACTGCTTCGCCTAAAAACCATATTACCTCTATAGCAGATTTAAATCTCTCAATAATATTATCAAGTATTGCTTTTCCAAAACTTTTTAAACTTTCTACTGGATTTTCAAATATATCTTTAAAAAAACCTACTACTGTTCCTATATTAGACTCTATAAAAACAAATAAATCATTAAAAGCTAACTTTAAAGCTGTAGTAGCTGTAGCAAAAGTGTCTACAACTTTTTGATTTGAAAGAAAAGTTTCTGATAATATTTCTAATATTTTATTAAAAGCTTTTACTGCAAGATTAGCTTTAAAAATACTATTT